AAGATGTTCAGACAGTTACCGATAATTATGGTGACGTTTTCAAAGAAGGTGATACATGGGTGGCTCATAATCAATACGGTTATGACCTCCCTTTACTTATAAAGTTGGGCATCATTAAAGACTTTACAGTCAATAGTGTTACAAACAATGATGGTACAGTTATAAATGTACAGTTTATAGATAGCCTTGCACTATCGAGGGAATGGTATCCAGACCTACCAAGAAAGCATGGATTACTTGCTTGGTCTAAAGAGCTAGGTACTTATAAGCCTACTATTGATGATTGGGATAACTTAGAATTGAAGGAATATATTGAGAGATGTGAGGAGGATGTACTGACCACAGAAAAGGTGTTCTTATTTTTAACTGATAAACTAGGGATTAAATTATGATTAACTTACCACAAAATGTAGACCTAGCAAACAAGACATACGAGGGTATGTGTAGACAGGAAAGGTATGGTGTAGCTTTTAACTCTATAGCTGCTACTGAACTAACTCTTTGGATTGACAAGCGTATGGAAGAGATACGACTAGAGGTAGAGCCTAATCTACCCGCTCGCCCACTCAATACAGCAGAGATTAGGGCATGGACACCACCTAAGATACAGTTTAGAAAAGATGGAAGTGTCAGTGCTATATGTGAGAAATGGTTTGATGAGATAACATTAGCAGGAGCACATGCGGGTTACTGGGGCTTTAAAGATGGGGTTGGATTCTTATTACCGCATAATGAACCTGTAAAAGATAACCTTCCTAGTGAATTAAAGCACCAACATCACATTAAGAATTGGTTATTGACTAAAGGTTGGAAACCTACCCTCTGGAATCTCAAGAAGGATAAACACAACAAACCTATGAGAGACACTAGTGGGAAAGTGATAACTACATCCCCTAAGTTCCATGAAAACGGACGTATATGTCCTAACTTAAAGAGGTTAGGTAATAATGATAACATAATAAAACCTATTATCGAATGGCTATCACTACGCAACAGACGCTCTGTACTGTTGAATGAGGGACGTAACACTGGATGGTTAGCAAACCCTAGATTAGCTACAGATGGACGATTAAGTGCAGCCTCTAGTGGTCTAACCAATACTAAGAGACAAAAGCATACAGTGGTGGCTAATGTACCTAGAGTAAGTTCACTGTTAGGTAAGGAGATGAGAAGTCTGTTTATTTCTAGTGAAGGTAGAGTGATGGTAGGGGCTGATGCTAGTGGGTTAGAGGCTAGGGTGAAGGGACATTATACATTTAAGTTTGATGGTGGTGAGTACGCTAATAAACTGCTAGATGATAACTATGACGAACACGCTGAAAATGCTGAACTGTGGGGATGCTCCAGACAGGATGCTAAGTCCCCTGCTTATGCCTTGCAGTACAACTGTCAACCTCCTAAATTCAGTGAGACATTAGGAGTACCTCTAAAAGTAGGTAAGAGGCACTATGAAGCATACTGGAATAAGAACTGGGCTTTAGCTAAAGCTATTGAAGAGGTTGAAAAGGAGTACGATAACAACCATCAGAAGTTTATCACTACTATTGATGGTGGAAAGATTGTGACTAGAGCAAAGCATAGTGTATTCAATGCTAAATGTCAGAGTACAGGAGCTAAGATCATGGATATGGCGGGAGTTATAGCTGATGATTTTATAATAGAACGAAGTCTTGACGCTCACAGGGTAATTTATTATCATGATGAACTACAGTACGAGACAACACCTGAACTTGGTGATGAGGTTGGACGTATCTTAGTTAAGGCTATGAACCTTGCAGGAAAAGTCTTTAAACTGAACGTACCTATTACAGGTGATTACTCAATAGGTAAATCGTGGGCAGATACACATTAGATTAAATAAAAATAGACAGCACCAAAGATACGTGGTATAATATACTATAGTTACTAATTTAGTATCATGATACTAAAAATATGAGGTTATAATATGAATGATTTAGATAATGAAGAATGGTATCAAACATATCAGGATGAAATAGACGATACTTGGTGGCAGTATTTAGATGAAGAATCACAATTTAATCAACAACAAGGAGCATAAAGCATGAGTTTAGATAGAAAGATAACGACTAAAACTAGTAGCGATTCAGATTATCAAAGCCTAGAGGCGGGTGAGTATGATGCTCGATTGGTGTATGTGGCTGATTTAGGTGTACATCAAGATGAGTATAAAGGTGAGGTTAAGAATCCTGCTCAGAAGATAGCGTTAGGTCTGGAAATTGTAGGTAAGACTATTACTATTGATGGCGAAGAAAAGCCTCGATACTTATGGACTAGACCTTTTAACATCTTTAGTACACTAACACCTAAAGGTAATGAGCTAAAGTTCTATTCTGTATTTGATTCATCAGCTACAGAAGGTGATGTACCTGATTGGGATGCACAGATAGGTAAGGCTTGTTCATTAATAATGAACCAGAATGATAAAGGTTATGATGATATAACCACTATCGTTGCTATCCCTTCTAAATATCAGGACGATATAGCACCTGCTACCTTAGAAGGTGGTGTAGGTACTAGTGATAGTGTCATTAATGCTTTATTTGGTCTAACCAGATGGGCTTATGATAACCGTCTACAAGACTAGGAGATATAACCATGCCATTGATCAGAGCTAAGATTAAGACTAAAGGAGAGAACGGACGTACAGCCCTGATCGATGGCGATGTACTGGTATATTCTTGTGGATTTGCAAGTGATATAAGGACATACACTTGCTCCGATGGCTCTTCTTTTCAGTATAAGAAAGAAGCTAAAGAACATTGCTCAGAGTTTCACCTAGATGTAGAAGCTATTAAAAAGAGGGTAAAAGCTGAACCTGTAGAGAACTGTTTACACTCTGTAAAGCTAATGATAAAAGACATTAAAGAAAAGAGTGAAGCATCTAATCATAAAATTTACTTAACAGGTAAGGGGAACTTCAGGCACGATCTCCCCTCCCCATATACATATAAGGGTAACCGTAAGGACACACCTAAACCTTTACACTATCAAGCTATCAGAGTCTATATGGTATCTACTTGGGACGCTATAATAACTGATGGACAAGAAGCTGATGACGCTATGGGAATAGCTCAAGTCAACAGTCCAGAGGGTACGACTACTATCTGCACAACTGATAAAGATTTAGATATGATTGCGGGACATCACTACAACTGGAATAAAAAAGAAAACTATACTATTGGAGAGTTTGAGGGCATCCTTAACTTCTATCAACAGATACTCAAGGGTGATAGAACAGATAACATCTTTGGTATCAAAGGTATTGGAGATGTAAAGGCTAGACAAATCTTATGGAAGATGGATAATGAAAAAGAATTAAGTATAGAAACTCAACTAGCATATGCTGAGAACGGTAAGACACCTGAAGAGTGGCTAACCAATGCTCGATTGTTATGGATTAGACGAGAGGAGGGTCAAATGTGGACTCCTGAACCTGAACATAGAACATCTTGGCTACAGGCGTATATGGAAACATTAGATAATGAAGTTTAGAGGACGTAGTAAGTTTGAAACACGTATAGCTAAAAACTTAGAAGAACGTGGCGTTAACTTTACCTACGAAACAACATCATACAATTATCAAATTAGACCATACAACGCTAAGTGTCAGGAGTGTGGTAGTAGTAATATATATGAAACTAGGAAGTACACACCAGACTTCTTCTTGCCTAACGGTATAATAGTAGAAGCAAAAGGTAGGTTTAAACCTAGCGATAGGAAGTTAATGAAGGCTGTTATGAGTAGTAATCCAGAGCTAGACATACGTATGTTGTTTCAGAACCCTAACGTGTGGTTAACTAAATCAAAAAAGAAGAACTATGGTACTTGGTGTGATTATGAAAACATCAAGTGGGATAAGAAACTAATACCACAAGAGTGGTTGGAGGAAGTATGAGTGAACTATTCGCATTGCTTGTAGGAATATGTAGTATAAACTACTGTTCATTTTCTATAGAACATCGGGTTACAGGAGACTGGTTAGCTGTTAATGTTTATGACAAACGGTCAGAGGTAATAGATAAGGTTCAGTTTGATATATCAGCATTAGAATTTGATATTATTCTTCGTGAACATTTAAAGTTAAAGCCTATTCTTCCTAGTTGTTTAGGGAAGACAATGGTGACTAGTAATGATTGACACTATGATGGTACATAGTGTTAGTTCTAGCACTAAGAATAATGCAGCTAGATTCTCACACAATAGTATACAAGGACACTTCCATAGTAACTTTGAGATTAGCTATGCAGCAGACACTAATCAGATTAGATGGGCTATGACCGTAGGATGTTTAATGAATCCAGATGGTGTAGCAGCTAGGTATGGGTCAGGTATAATATTAAAAAGACCTATACTAGGATGTGGTGTAGTAGTAAGTAGTAAGGGTAACTATTTAATTATCAGTGACTTACACATACCGTACCACCATCGTGATGCTTTTAGTTTCCTAGAATCTGTGTCTGAGTATTATGATTGTAAAGTAATACTTAATGTAGGAGATATGATTGACCACCATGCGGGTAGCTACCATGAGTCTGAGCCTGATGCTCTTAGTCCAGAGGAAGAGTACTATCAGTCTATGGAGTACTGTAATGAGTTACAAGATATATTTCCTAGCATGATTATAACCGAGGGCAATCACGACAAGATACCACAGAGGAAGCTAAAGACTTGTGGACTACCTGCGTCTATGGTGTATGATTACAATAAACTATATAAGCTAGATGCTAAGTGGAAGTGGGTAGACAAGTATACGTTTAATTCTAATGGAGGACAGCCTGTACTAGTACCTATGGTACTTAATCAGAAAGGGAGATGGAATAAGAAAGTACATGGGAGTAAAGTAGGATGACTCTCACACTAGATGAAGTTAAGAAGTGCATCTCTAGTCAGTATGATCCAGACTTAATAGTAGAGATACTAGAGATTACCACGGAAGAACTATTGGAAAATTTCCATGATAGACTAGTGGATAATTTAAATAAATTTGAGATAGAGGGAGACTAAAGTACAGTGGCTATACACAACGCACTAAAAACCAGTAACAGTAACACATGGGAAACACCCAAGAGTTTGTTTGATGAACTAGACAAGGAGTTTAACTTTACTTTAGATGTAGCTGCGTCATATGAAAATAGAAAGTGTAAAGAGTATTACTGTGAAGAAGCTGAATCAATAGGAAAGTCAGGACTAGACCTAGATTGGCATGGTTCAGTGTGGTGTAACCCTCCTTACTCTAGGGGTTTACAAAACAAGTTTATTAAAAAAGCTAACCAAGAGTACTATGCAGGTAATGTAGAATCTATTGTAGTTCTATTACCTGCTAGAACTGACACGTTAATGTTCCATGAGTATGTATACAAAAAAAGAAATGTAGAATTAAGATTCCTAAAAGGAAGGTTAAAGTTTGAGGTAGGCGGAGTAGCAAGTAAAAACCCTGCACCATTTCCATCCATGTTAGTTATCTTTAAATAACAAAAGTATCATTGATACTATTAAATATAAGGGAGAAGTAATTAATGAAGTTATATGAAGATTATATTCATCAAAGTAAATACGCACGGTACTTAGACGAACAACAACGTAGAGAATCGTGGGATGAAACTGTGTCTAGGTACGTAGATTACTGGGTTGATAAGGGGCTTATAGAAGGGGAGGATATAACAGACATAGTTACAGCTATATCTGACAAGAGAGTTATGCCTTCTATGAGAGCTATGATGACTGCGGGTAAAGCATTAGACCGTGATAATGTAGCGGGATATAACTGTTCATACTTGCCAGTAGACCACCCTCGCGCCTTTGATGAAGCACTATATATACTGTGTTGTGGTACTGGTGTTGGCTTCTCAGTTGAGCGTAAGTTTACTGATAAGTTACCTGAAGTAGCTGAAGAGTTCCAAGATACTGATAGCACTATAGTAGTAGCAGATAGTAAACTAGGTTGGGCTAGTTCATACAAAGAGTTAATATCATTATTGTATAATGGTAGAGTACCTACATGGGATACTTCCAAAGTTAGAAAGAAAGGAGAGAGGTTAAAGACCTTTGGTGGTAGAGCTAGTGGTGCTGAACCTCTGATTGACTTGTTCCAATTCACTACTTATATATTTAAAACAGCAGCAGGGCGAAGGCTAACTCCGTTGGAGTGCCACGACTTGATGTGTAAAGTAGGAGATATAGTTGTAGTAGGTGGTGTTCGTAGGTCAGCGATGATTAGTTTATCAGACCTAGAAGACAGTCAAATGAGAACAGCTAAGTTTGGTAGATGGTGGGACGCTAACCCACACAGAGCATTGTCTAATAACTCAGTTTGCTATGAGTCTAAACCTACTATGGAGCAGTTCATGGAAGAATGGAAAGCATTATACATGTCACACTCAGGTGAGCGTGGTATATTTTCTCGTGCTGCTGCTAAAAAGCTATCACCTAGTCGTAGAGATACTAACTTTGACTTCGGGACGAACCCTTGTAGTGAGATAGTTCTGCGTCCAAATCAATTCTGCAATTTAACAGAGGTAATTGTTAGACCAGATGATGATCTTGATTCTCTCAAAGAGAAAGTTAGATTAGCTACCATACTAGGTACGTTACAGGCTACACTAACAGACTTCAGATACCTACGAGGTATATGGAAGAAGAATACAGAAGAGGAACGCTTACTTGGTGTTAGTATGACCGGTATAAGTGACCACCCTGTGTTAATGAATGAGAAATCTATAGACCTACCTAGATGGTTGGAGGAACTAAAAGATGTTTCCATTAAGACTAATAAGATATGGGCAGATAAGTTGGGTATTCCTGAAAGTACCAGTATTACTTGCGTTAAGCCTAGTGGTACTGTTAGTCAGCTTTGTGATACTGCTAGTGGTATCCATCCTCGTTACAATAGCTACTACATTAGACGAGTACGACAAGATAACAAAGACCCTCTGACAAAGTACATGGATAAGACTGGTATACCAAATGAACCGTGTTCTATGAAACCAGATACTACTACTGTATTTGAGTTTCCAATGAAAGCTCCTAAAGGAGCGTTGACTAGAACAGATAAGTCTGCGATAGAACAGCTTGAGCATTGGTTAGTGTATCAAAAGTATTGGTGTGAGCATAAGCCAAGCATAACTGTTTATGTACGTGAGGATGAGTGGATGGAGACAGGTGCATGGGTGTATAGTCACTTTGATTATATGAGTGGAGTTTCATTCTTACCATTCGACAATGGGTCATACCAACAAGCACCGTACACAGACTGTACAGAAAATGAGTACAACGATGCGTTAAAAGCAATGCCAGAAGATATACAATGGAGCAGTATGATTGAGATGGAAGATAACACAACTAGCAGTCAGGAGTTAGCCTGTACTGGAGGAGCATGTGAACTATGAGTAAAGATATAAACAGTAACTACTATGATGCAGGTGATATAGAAGTTTTAGATGTCATTAAAGCAAAACTTACACCCCCTCAGTATGAGGGGTACTTGCTAGGTAACTCTATTAAGTACAGCCTAAGACTTAACTGGAAAGGTAGTAAGGCTAGAGATGCAGAAAAGTTAAAGAACTACAGTGAGTGGTATTATCACTGCATAAACCAACCTATTAAAGAGAGAACAGAATAGGAGATATATATATGAATGTAGTTGACATAAGTGAAAAAAAAGATAATATAGAACTATATCGGGCTGTCATAAGAACCTCTTCTAAGGGAGAGTTAGTAACTTACTTTACAGGGTATTTGTTTGATAAAGAAGAAGGGCTACCTGATACCATTTTCTTTCTTTATAATGAAAAGATTAGTGAAACACCTCATCTTATGATTAACATGGCTAATATAGAGTTCATCGAGATGGAGCTTATAAAGGATGATGATGAAGAAGATGATAACTACACTACAGAACAGGAAAGAAACGATGATTAAAATGAGATGTGGTTTAAAGTGTCCTGAGTGTGGTAGTTGTAACACCGAGTACAGAGAAGGACATAGGCAAACTTCAGATACACCTGCTGAACTTTCTGGATGGGAGTGTGTTTGTGGTGTTTGTTTTGAAGAGGACAGTGTTAATTATGACGACTGGTAAGACTAGTCAAGGAGATAGGTAACTTAAATGAGAGATGATCTATGTGATAATTGTCATAGGAAAGCACCTCTTAAACTAACAGTTGGGTTTCAGATGCTATGTGTTGTATGTATGCACGACCAGTTTCAATATCCTTTAATGGATGCTTTGGAAGAGAAAGAAGCGAATGATATGAAACAAGAAGCATTGAAGAAACTAGCAAAAGACTTTAATAAAAAACTAGGGAGAGATAAACCAGATGAATAGTATACCAGTTATCAAAGAGTGGAAGAGTATAGATGGTGCATTGCGGGGAGTTATTAGAAACGGTACGTTATTACTTGACAAGAATAGCCAAGTAATATTACGTACCGAGAATGTAAGACTACTTAAAACTTAAATTTAAAATCATCGTCCTTTAAATCAAACTCCATATCATCACTAAGTAAACCAAAGTTATCATTAGCATCTTCACCAAACATGTAGTACATTGCTTTTCCTGTTAGTGGAACATGTCTAGCAGCTTTCCAGAAACTAGCTTGCCCTGTTACTGCTTTAAATATATCCTCTCCGGCACTAACAACTGGGGGAGCTAGAAAACCCGTTACAGCATCCTGTAACTCCCCTGTTTTTATTTTGTTATAAGTATATTTATTAGCACCTAGTATACGCATAGTGTTTACAGCTAAAAACTCAGGAGCAGTTGTGTCCCCGTAATTTTCCTCAAAGTCACCTCGTATAGCAGACTTGGCTGCGTCAATAGCACCATTAGTACCACCAACCATCAGTCCATATGCAGATAGTCTACTAATACCTTTAGCATAATCTCCTCTTTTAATATCTTTAAGTGCTGTGTTGCGTAACAAGTCCCACTGCTTCAACATGAATGTCTTCATGGAATATAATATCCTAGCGTTAGGGTGGTTTAAATATGCAGCAGGTAGGTTTGATAGTGTTATAGGTTGTACTTGCATTAGTTCAGCGAAGGATACATAACGCATATCATCAGTTACAGTTTGACCAAACTTGCCGTAGTTTTTATATGACTCTACTAGTTTATTTAAATCAGTCTCAGTAAATGAGTTTTTAAATTTACGTCTAAACTTTCGTTCTCCCTGTTTAGTTAACACTGCTTTGGAGTGAGACAATAGTGAAGCAACTAGGTGAGAGTTTTTACCGAACACATCAACAGCCCTAAATCCTGCTGCTTGTAATAATACATCCGTTGCACCACCTTGAGCTACTTGAAATGGGTTTTTTATTATTTTATTAATAGTTGAATCGAGAGCAGCCTGTGCTTTTGGTCTAATAGTATGACGTAACAGATCATCAATCCAACCAACTGAAGAGTTGTGCATTGAAAACTCCCCCGATAAATCCATAGCCGTATCATTATATTTTATAGGTGCTTTTCCTTTAGCAACCATAGCAATAGCTTTAGCTGCTGTTGTTACACCATGCACATACGCTACAGAAGGTAGATCACCTATTTGAGTAGCAGTAGAGAATGGATTAGCTAGTGCTATAACATTACCAACTGCTCTTGCTTGTCTTATAACAGACATTGCTGCTTGTTCTCCCCCAATAAACCTAGCACGTAGCGCATACTCAAGGTCTTTCTTTTGTTTAACAGTAATCTTTTTACCTTCTCTTAACTTTCCAACTAAGTTAGATATTTGTAAAGTTTCATCTGCACCTCCTAGATAGGAAGTATCCATATTACCAAAAAAATTACGCTTTGCAATTTCACTATTAACAGAAGTTACATATTTTACAAGTGCAACATCTGAGTTATGAAAGAACTGTTGCATATCTTCTGATACTGTCTTTATTTTTCTTGATTTTGTAAATGAAGGTTTAGACATTAAAGTTTTAATTTCAGGTCTAGTTATAAATTTACCCCACACCTCACCATATTGTTCTGGAGTTAAGTCATAGTGTTTATAGTTAGTACTATCATCCTCTTCTTTCTTTTTATTTTCTTTCTTTTTAGTAGGTGTTTTACTTTCTGATTTACCTACTTCAACTCGTTTTCTATCAATCATCTGCTCAAATAATCTATTAGAGGCTACTTCCTCACCGTTTAAATCTTTTAATTTGACTGATTGGAAATTAGTATTTACATATCTCATTAGTCCTTCAGAGTTTTTAACAGACCGTGGAAAATAGTTTGGTAGATAGTTAACATTTTCTCCCATATGAGCTACCTGATGTTTATATTTAGTATTAAGGAGTGGCTTAACTGCACCAACAAACTCACTTCTCATAGACTTAGGCATAAGTTTAGCTGCCTCATCTAGTTGTTGACTATTTAATAATGAATCTATTGCCTTTCTTTGGTCAGGAGGTAGTCCTTGCATATTTGATTGCCATCGTGCAAATATATTAAAGTCTCTAGCGTTAGCTGTTGCTAATTCATATTCCATCCTAGTTACAGAAGCACCTAGTTTAGGGTGAATGTCGTTAGCAAAAGATACAAGAGGACGTACTACTTTCCATATAGGAATATTAGAATTTAAAGTTCTAGCTATAGGGTCAACTGTATGATAATATGCTTTTTGTAATCCTGATAATTCTTTTCTAGGAATAAAAGAAGGTTCTCCAGTTAATTTATTATCTCTCCATTTAGTACGAACACCAAATGTTTCAGCCCAATCTGCAAGTATATCTCCATCTAATCCTTCTTTAGTAGCAGCTTGCCAATATGCAGAAGGAGCATCTAACTCACCTTCTTTAATAAGGTCAGCAGCCCTAGCTTCAACCTTTGCAACTTTCCGTTCTGCTTTTTTAGCTTTCATATTAAACAGTTTATCATTAATTTTAGTACTAGTAGTATCAATACTTTTCTTAACTAGGGTAGGTGACGACTTATAAAATAACTTAGCAGCAGGTTTTGTTACAGCACTTATCCCTCCTAGCGTTACGTATGTAGTGGGGTCAACGACAATATCACTTGTTAGACCAAGACTTACTGCCAAAGAAGCAGCTAGTTTTGGGTTTTTACCTATGTAAGAATACAGTGGATTCCTACGTTCAGCATCAGGATTGTATGCAGCCTCTTCAAACTTTCTAAATAAATTCTCTTGAAAGGAGGTGACTACTTCTGGATTACCCAACCATGCACCTTTGACAGCATCTATCCTAGACATAGGATCACTAGCTATTTTAGAAATTAAACTAAGAGGAGTCGTGGGTAGTAACTTACTTGCACCTGATAGAACAGCTTTAGCTCGTTCTACATTAGTAACAGAACTATCAGTAATTGAACGAGTATCGTTATCAGGATTGTATGTAGGTTTAGCTGCATCTCCTATATCATTTATTAATACTGCTCTAAGAACGCTACCAACCCGCATAACCCCCTCACCAAACCCATCTACAGGATCAAACCCACGTTCATCTTTTTCATTGTTACCACCCCAGAACGAAAAAGACTCCTCTTCTTGTTTAACAGGTTTAGTATCATTGATACTAACACCCCCACCGTAGTGCTTTTTCTTAATAAAAGCTATAGCATCTCCTTCAGTCTTTCCCTCTGGCACGGTAACAGAGAAACTGCGCCCGTCTTTTTTATTGTTTACAGTAAATGTGCGTTCAGACATTATTTAATCTCTACTGCTGTAAAGCCATCATCACCATCACCACCAGAAACAATATCAACGCTTCCAGTGAGTGGAATAGGTACACCAAAAAAGGATGCTTTACCGTATCTAACATTAGCATCCATAACATTTACGGTAGCTATTTCTATTGCATTTTCAGTAGAGATTCCTTTATTTTGCGCTGAAACTTGTTTAGTTGCTTGTGCTACTAAAAGTCTAAACTGCGCTAACTGCTTTTCGTTCATTTCTGAAACAGTCTCTTTGTAATTATCATTAGAATTAACAATCACATCAAGAGTACTGGCTACATTTTTTATCTCACTTAGCGAAGGCATGTTAACTTTTTCCCCTTGATCTGCAATTAGTGCTTCTATATCAACTCTCCTTGCTTTAATTCCAAGATCTTCATTAATTTGCCGTAAACGACTTTCATTATATCTAATAGTAGCCATATCAGTTAAATTTTGTCTTTGCTCTGCTGCTTTTTGTATATCTACCTTAGCACCTTCAAGGTCTGCTATCTGTTGATCTATCTTTAAAGCATCAGCTTCCCTAACTCCTGCTGCACGATCTAACTTTAGTTTTTCTATTTGATTATTAATACCTGCGTCCATTTCTCTAATTTTTGCTTTATTTAACTTTATTTCGCTATTCAGTATCTGAGGTAGTAATTCATTTCTAATATCAATAGCTTTAGTTGAACTTAACAACTGTTCTATTTGTCCTTTTTTTAATTCCAGATCTTTGTTAAACAAATCATCAAATACTCCTACATTCTTATCTATTAAATTTGACTCTGACTTTGTTTTTTCTGTTTGCGATTTCTTATAATTTGTATCTGCTAAAGTAGATTCAGTAGACATTCCTGTTTTAGCAGCTAAGTCAGATTCATCTTGGTAACCCGCTACAGATAACCTATCTGCTAAAGTAGAAAAGTATTCACCATCTCTAGGTTTACCTTTAAAATCATTTGCTAACTGTTGTCTAATTTGAGTAATCTTTCTAACTTTAACCATAGGGTTTTCACCAAATAAATCAGGTCTAGCTACCTGTGCTGCACCTGTTATTGCATTTCCAAGTAAAGCACCACGCTCATTAGCTCTCATTACTTTGTTTCCCAATAAGTTATCTATTGATCCACTACGAGTAAGTGTGTCTTTATTTGCGTTAGCAAGATCTTGGTTTTGTTGTGCTTGTACTTCTCGTACACCTTCAAATAAACTAGCCATATTTTTTAATTCCTATCCATTTAAACCGGCAAACTTACCAAATAAATTATTATTAGATAATGGATTGCCACCTTGAGCAAATCCAAAAGCTCCTTTAGTAGCACCTAGTGACCCTAGACCACTAAACCCTGCTCCTGCTGCACTACTTGCTCCTAGACTACCTCCTAGACTACCCCCACCAGTATAATAAGCCATACCTAAGTTTACTGCTGTTCCTAATATATTACTAAAAAAACTACCCTCTGCTTCTTGTGAAGCTAGGTCAGCTTGGTATTGTTGATTTGCTTGATTTGCCATTATTGCTGCTTGATTAAAATAACCGGCTTGATCTCGATTAGCTACGTTTTCACCACCGCCTAAGAAGTTTTGATAATTACCAAGTGCAGCATTTTGATTTCCAAAAAGTTGCTGCTGTTGTGCGTCCCCTGCATTAAGTAGATTTAAATAGTTAGTGTCTCTGTTTAACTCTCGTTCTCCTGCAAACAAAGCGTTTTGTTGTCGTTGTCCAGAAGTTACACCAACACCACCTCCTGTTGCAGCTTGAGTAGCCATTAGTCTATTAGTAGCTAACAGATCATCTCTGTTTAATCTATTACGCATTAACTTTAATCGTTCATCTGCAAACGTAACTGGACTAAATTCATTATACTGATCTCTAGTGTTGTCTGCTATTCCTAAAAACCTATTTCGTATATCAGATCCATCTGGAGATAATGTAACATTAGTAACACCATCTTTATTATAAGATGTGTTATACAAAAGCCCATCTGTTCTTGCACTGTTTGGTCTTAATTGATCTAGTGTCGGTGCTTTTACATCACTACCGCCACCACCAAATAAACTACTTAAAAACCCCATTATACTATCCCCTGTTTTGTTAGTTGTAACATTTGGTCATTCTGTTTAGCCATTGTATTTCTAAACGATTCTACTGCTGCACCTGTCTGTCTAGCTTGTTGTGCGTTCTCTATAAGCAACATTGGCATAAAAGTCATAGCACATCCAAAGTTATCTACGTCTTCTCCAGACTGTGGATTTTTACCTATGATGTGTGTGTACCACTGACACCCATGTTCTAAACATTCATCTCCAATTAATGGACATATCTTTTTCATTGTTAATCCTTAGAAGCTATGATTAAATCTAAATACTTTATGTTCATAGTTAGATCATGATCATGCTCTGCATTACCACCAGTAGACCCTGATGTAGCAGCAGCAGGTTGAACATTTCTATTGACACCCCCACCACGTTCTTGTAAAGCTCCATTAGGGTAGTCATAAGAGTGAGTATGTGCGGGTAACTCAGACACAGTTAGAGCATGTCCTTGTGTTGATATACTAGAACCAAACACAGAAGTAAATGCAGTAGCACCATGTGTCCCATCAGACCATGAACTGCTAGTAACAACACGCAATGCGTGGTCATTAAGACTTGCCGTTGTTACTCTAGTCCACCCTGTAGGGGCTGCTGTTTGATAGAACACCATCTTAGTACCAGAAGGAAATCCACCAACTCCACCATCTTGTAAGTCACCTGTGGCAGATAGAGTTGCGACATTACCAGCAGAACTAGGTACTGCTTTATTAGCTTTACTTCCTACTGCTGTAACTATAGCGTCAAAGTCATCATCGACCTCACTTCCCTTTATTAGTTTACTAGGATTACCAGTACTTAAACTGTCTTTTGCACTAAAATCATTAACCCTTGAATAATCCGTCACGTTGCTGAACCCCTTGCTAGTCTACCTAGCTTAATATATATTATAACTCTGGATATACAAAAACCAGAGCCATCTATGTTAACATCTAATCCTAATTGCATTGTGTCACCACTACCACCGTGCTGCACCATAGCAAATCTATTTTCAGTATCACCAGACCACTCAGCTAAACCCCACTCACCTGATGACCACTCCGAGCCAGATGAAGCAGTTAGTGTTTTTGTTCTTCGATGTACACTATCTTTAAAGTCATATCCTATTGTAAAATCTACGTCATACCCAGTACCACCTAGAAAGTAGGCGTTATACTTTTTAACAAACTTAACTCTACTTCTAAGTGATGGGTCAATTTCTCCCATGTCTATCCAAGCAGACCTCCAAGACATTAGGTATGGTTTATTTATAATGAACTCACCCTGTTCTAAACCATACTCATTGTATCCAGAATATACTCCAATCGCACCTGCTTTAGCTAAGTTAAGTTTACCAGTTCTAGTAAGTGCCATACTTTGTGCATTTATTGCAGTCCAAGTTGTAACTCTAGGTGGACTAAATCCTTTTAGTTCAGTAGAACTTTGATATGATTTCTTAAAATCAAAACAATAAATCAAGTCTCCTACTTTTACTACGTACATTCCTAACTCAGGAACATACTCAGATTTAATAGCTGTGTCATCTATAGCAGACGGTAAATTACTACGAACTTCATTTATTAATTCATCTCTTATAAATACAGATAACTCTTGTAGAGGTACTTTTTCTAAAGATACTGTTCGGCTTAAAGCTCTCAGTCCTTGAAAAGATAAAAATATTAAATCATCACCAATGTTTTGAACAGAGTCTCTAGCAACACAACCAGTACCAACAACTTGGTCAACTATAAGTAAGTTATCAGGATCGTTTATTCCACTAAATATTAAAGTATTAAATCTTGAGAATATAACTAAGTTGTTATTAAAAGTTGCTATTGAAGTTATAAAGTCATCGTTTCTTGCAAACACTAAACTAGTGTCTATTGACCCACCGCCATTAAGAGTGTCAAACCTGTGAGGAAACGCTAACGAAGAATAGTCTACTGTTGTTCTATCTTCACGTAGAGCAAACAATCTACCATACGCTGACAAAACATCCCTTCCTTTTGGCATAAGTACAGTAGTCCATACTGCTGTATTGTCTGATGTACTTGCTCCTTCAGTAGTACCCCATGATGGCTCAGAACTACCAGATGTTCCTGCTGTCTTACATACTAGATAGTAATCAGTAGTAGGTGACGCTGCTGCTTTAACTGTTGCTCCTAACGCATAAGCTGTTCCTGTTGCATATGCTGCATGTTTACTATGTAGCGTAGCAAAGTCAGTAGCTGACCCATTCCAATATATAGGGTCTTCTCCTTGTGCAAACCCTATTACTTCTCCTTCAAAGTTTTGAAACTTCCAATGTGTTTCTGAAACAGCTATAGCACCATTCCTTTCTACTAGAGTACCATCCCCTGTACATATTCTACCTACTAGTACAGTTGTCCATCTAGCAGTATTGTCTGCTGTAACTGCTGCATCAGCAGCGTTCCAACTAGGCTCAGTTCCGGCTGATGTACCCGCAACACTACAAACTAGAAAGTAAGCTGTAGTTGGTACTGCTGCTGCTCTGACTACATCTCCTACTGCATATGCTTTAGATGCAGCCCAGTTAGTGCTAGTTCTAGGCTCACCTGTTACTGAAATCATATGAGTTGTTGTTGTGTTTTTAACATATTCAAACAAAGTATCTACACTAGGGTGTCCTAATACTGGGTTTGTTGTTGTTTTCTTAAATGCTTCTCTAGCACACAACCTACCAAAAGCATCAAATACAGCATTGTCTGCTGTCTGCGCCCAAGCTCCAGACAAACCACCGGCATACGCTTCTGAATTAATTCCGTTACTAGCAGGTAAATCTATATTTAATGGTACAAGAGGTTGGCTAGGCATTAAACTACCACCCAATCACCTTCAGCACCGTCATCTGCTGAGTCATAGTGAGATCTATCTCTTGATATAGCAGTTGCTAGATAGTCATTATATTTTTTAGTTACTTCATCAAACAACTGACCACCATCTTCACCACGTTCAGATATACACCTAGCCCATGTTCCGTGCATTATAGCAGTTTCAGCACATGATAAAACAAGAACACTAACATCAGTAGTTAAAGGTTCTTGTGGATTATATGCCCAACATGTAAAGTTATAAACTGTATCTGGTACTGGATATAATTCTATAATCATATCACCTTGATTATCATACCCTCTAGTTCTCCAATAGGAAGGTGACGACTGTTGTTGTGTTCCTAATTTAGTAACTCTATTAAAGTACTTATCAGACATGTTTTTTAATTCTTTATCTGAAGATGTATTAAATACTCCTAGAATTTTAGTTCGTTCATTACTAGCGTCTTCTGTGTCGTATCCTTCTACTTTAGTTACTTGGAATAAATTACCATCTGAGTCAATTACAGACAGTGCTGTTGATGTTATATCAGCGTTACCTAGATTATATAATGATTTTCCAGATGTAGTGCTAAAATTAAGTTCTGTTCTTAGTTGACTCCATGTCCACGCACTTTCTACTTCTTCTTTAACATCATTAAGAAACTCACCTACCATAGCTGCATATGGAACATCTGCTATGTTTTGCGAAGCAGTTAATTGATCTTCTCTTAATCGTAGAAGTATCTTATTTACTATCTGTTTTCTGGTAACATTTGTTGCCATTAGTAAAACCTCTTTATTATTGCTTCCATGACATTAGATTTTGTTGATGGTATAGGTACAGGTATTTCATAACTTTCACAGAACAATATTGAATTAACTAAGTCTATGTTTATATCTAGTATATTACCACCGTTTTTCTTTAATACAGTTAAAGCATGTAGAGCATCTACTACTATAGTAGTACCAAAATAATCTACTTTAGCTGTACCTTCTTTCAATTCTTTTACTGCTTCTTTCTTTTTCTTCTTTACTACCATGACATATTTCTCCTATGGGGATATGTATTATTAAATAAGGGGAGAAAGTCTCCCCTATTCTTTTACCAACTTGGACTTGCTACTAGTATCTTCATAACTCCTGCATTAAGTGCATCTGCTGCAAACTCACCTTTGTCTGCTTGTATATATACAGACACAACATTTGCTGCTGTTACTGCACACAACATAGTTGCTTGGTCAGTTCCATCACTTAAATCTACATTTATACTATGTGCTACTACAACATCACCTAGCGAAACGCCGGGAACTGCTAAAGTTACTGTAGCTGTATCATTGGCTGCTATTGCATCTTGGTCTGCCCAAGTTGCTGTTAGCTTCCACATCTGTCCACCAAACGCACCACCGAATTGCTCTCTGCCTTGTACAGCAGAATTGAGTGTTAACGTATTAGCCATTACTCATACCTCCTATTAAAGTGAGGGGAGTATTACCTCCCCTCTATTGGTTATGCAGGGACTACGAAAGCCAATGCAGCGTCATCACGCATTTCACCAACACCATAAAGAGTATCAGCAGTAAATAAATCACCAAGCCATTCTTGCTTGTATTGTGATTGTGTACGTACAGATAGTTGTTCTACGTGAACAAATGCCGATTTGTGCAGTAACATACCTGCTCGGAATGGAGTATCCGTAGGGCTAGATGAGTTCCAATCAACCGTGTGACCTAGCTCATCTACAAATGAAGCACCAGTAGGAGCAGAAGCAGTAAAAGTAACAGACTGAGTGCTAGTCTGGTTATTAACATGAATCCACGGACACTGAGTTGAAACATATACAGGTATTCCATATAAGTCACCAACTAAACCAGTACGAATTGCATTACCATCAGATAACTCACCAGTAAATGCTTGCTCTGTAAATCGTGAAAGACCTAATAGGTTATTCTTTTCTACAGGAGGTATAATAAAATAACGCTCTGACATTGGAACATCAAAATCATCTAATGTCTGAACCATTTTACGAATACCTACATCGGCAAGTGCTGTACCATTACCAGTACCTGAACCGGCAGCACCAGAAAAGTTAGTTGATCCATCACTACCTAGTACTGCTTTTTCGTAGGAGTTTGTTGCTCCTGCAATAGAACCACTGTTAACCGATGCACCTAGTAATTGTAGATCTTGATCTACTTGTTGAGCAAGTGAATAACCTGCATCATCTGTGTAGAATCTACGATAACTATCTATTGCTTGAGTAGCTGTAATATCTTCAATCAATCGAGAGTACTCATAGTGTTTGTTTATAGTAACATTAACATCACTTTCTGTGTCAGCAATTAAAGTTACTTGAGTTTGTGCAGCTTTTAAAGATGCAGCCCCTCTAGTTCCTTTAGGAATGTTTAATGTATCGCCTTTCTTACCACTATGGGATATTTTAGTAACTAAATTAGCTACTACTAAGTTGCTTTTAAAAGCACCTATAATTTCATCACTCCATATCTCAGGTATAAATTTATCCTGAGTAGTATTAGTGACATGATTTGAACCTAAAGCCATGATATATGTCTCCTATATCGTTATCGAACTCTACCTTCTACGTAGGCTTGTCTGATTTCATCAGCCATTTCCCAGTACTTAGTCGGATTTTGAGTTCGTAGATTAATTATTTCTTTTCGTTTAAATACTTTTGTACTAGTTTGTCCTGAACTGCCTGATTCAGTTGTCATATCAGCAACACGACTTTGAACATTACGTTCTTTATCATCAATAGAAGCTGTAGATACCGTTGGGTTCTGAGCTTTATAGTTAATAAGTAGTTCGTCTGCTGCTTCTAAATCTAGGTTATTGTTAGCACGACTATACAAATCCATACGAACATTTGATGAATTTACCCAATCGTTAAACTCTGGAGTTGCGACCACTTCTACAAAATCAGGGTGCTTACTTTTTAACTGTTGTTCTACAGAGTAGCTATCAGCTTTTGTAAGTTTATCCGTGACTGGTTTTAGACGTTGGTCTACCAATTTACCGATGGATTCTATTGGGTTATCGTAGTCAAATTCGACAGGTTCATCTACTTTAGTAGGCTCTGCTGTTTTTGAATCTAACTCACGTTGTACTAATTGGTCAGCTAACTTTCTCGCATTACCGAGTTCTTGTGCTTGCTTACCATATGATTTTTCAAGTTCGCTATAAGACTTTGCTACATCTTCAACAGACTTGTTTTGAAACTTAGAAGGTATCTGGTAATCAGGCTTCTCAGGTTCAGTGTTAGTATTTTTATTTTCTTCTGGTGTAGATTCTTCTACGTATAAATCACCTGTTGCAGGTTCTGTTTCATTTACTATTCTATCTTTATCTTTGTTGCTCATTTTTATATGCTCCTATGTGTCTTTTATCCCATGTAGCTGCTGCTGTAGGGAAGTCACCTGTTACTCCTTCCAACACAAACTGAGGTGAGCTTATAATAAATCCACTTAGTTTGTTACAAACTGGACAGGGCTTTGGTGCTTGTCTGTCGTTCATTTTACATGTGTAAGTAAACTTACCATGCTCCTTACATCTATACTCATATATCATTCTTCTTCTTCTTCTTCAGTTTCTTCTACATTTTGAGTCATAGATACTTCTAAATTTAGTACCATATCTAATACATTAACTGTACCGTTTATTACACCTGCTTTAAATTCAGTATCTATTTCATATGGTGCTTTAGTAACTACTGCATCTTTATATTGTTGAACTGTAGTTAACCATTCTTTCCAGATAGGTGTACTAAACATTTCAGTATATCGTTCATATATCTCTTGTTGGATCTTGTCCATTCATAACTCCTTGTGGTTGTGCTTGCATTTCTGCTTGTTGCTGCATCATTGCTTGCGCCTGTTGTTGTTTTTCTTTATCAGTTAGCATCATTTCATTTAATAATTGTAGCTCATCCGCAAATCCCTTACTGCGTACATTTTCTGTTTCTGACTCTGCTTTTTCTGCTTGAGCTAGATTAAGTACGCCCTTAGTCTTCTTGAATACTGCATCATTTTTAGCAATGAACTCCTGAGTTTCAGCTTGTCTCCGTGCTGCTTCTTCTTGTGTATTAGGTTTAGGTTGCATTGCTTCTTGTAGTTTCTGATCAATCATTGGAATCATTTCTTCTCTATTAGAAATAGTACTTAATTGATACAGTGACTTAATTAGCATCCAGTATCCTACACTGTCAGGCTGAGTTGTATTAAGTAGTTGTACTATCTGTTGTGTTTCTACTTCCCTTGCCATAATGCCAAGACTAGAATTAACAACAAAATGTAAATCTACCAGTGGGTACTTGTCGGGGTCAGCTTGCATGTATCTCCAAGCAGACTTTTTAACAAATTCATCTAACAGGTTAACTTCTATATTTAATAGTGTACGTTTGTTTCGTTTAATAGAAGCACTAACTACCATACCCATATTACCAGTTGTTTGATTAGGGTTTTGGTTTCTGGATTGTGCTTGAAAAGCACCTGTTCCCATTTCAACCATACGTTCTAAATCACCTGACTGATTAAAACTAGAAGGAGGTGGTGGGTTAAAGTTAATAGGAGCTATACTTTCTGCTATAGAACCATTAGTAAATATGGTTCTGCCGGGGTATACCTTAAACTTAGTGTTTAAATCGCGAGGTACAAGGCTTGCGTTTACTCCAATCATGGGTGCTACGGCAAAAGCCATCGCGTCAATCCTCGCTCTTAATTCTGCATCTAACGCTTTTTGAGGTGAGTATCCTTTTTCAGCTACTCCTCTTCCCCAAAATCTATTAGGAACTCTATCATGTTGATAAGCTATAATACTTCTATCGTGCATAAAGAATGGATTTTCAATAGCCCTTAACAAAACAGAATCATTTGCTATAGTTACAATAGCTTCTACCATTCCTGCTTCGTCTTCAGGTAAGTCTTGTGTCATTTCTAACTCTTCTTCAATGACCGAACCAATAGGGTCTAACATACTCTTAGGTACTTTACCATGATACTCTGTTATTTTAACCCAATCTTCTTTGCTAGATGGTGTAGTTTCCCCGTAAGCAGAGAAGTTATCATCATCTGAGTAGCTTCCTATCTCTACATTTGCATATATTCCTGACTTTTGTTTAGCTTCTATTTTATGAACATTGCTTCGCATTACATGAGCGCAGCCTATTGCATCATCTATACTTCTAGCTAGTGGATCTATTACAAACTCACGGGGATCTATTGGAATTAACTTAACGCATGGATATAACTTCTCTTCTGATGTTAGCGTTCCATCTTCATTCTGTATTGGTACACGATTCTTACGAGATTCAACTACTACTTTAGCAATACCAGTGCCGTATATAGCACCGTTTAATACTACTTCTGCAATGTTAGCAGGTACTTTATTAATGTCGTATTCTTTCATTAAAGTAGACAAAAACACATCCATGCTTTGTCTTTGTTGTTCATCGTTTATAGTAGTTCTATCTATATCTAACCATTTCTTTTTAGAGAACAATGCTTCTTCTAACTCAGCTACTGTAGCTTCTATAGCTTGTTGTAAAGCAGGTGCAATAATTCTACTACGCTCACTACTTCTAAGTTTATCTTCTGACTTCCAAATACCACGCCATAGCCTGTAGTACTCATCCCATTTATCTTTGTAGTTATTATCTCGGTAGTCTTCCCATCCTTCACAGTGACCTATAACCCAAGCTACTAGAGGGTCTCTTCCTTTACTTTCATTATTATTAGGTAGTCTATTCATATTATCCCTTTAGTATCCTGCAAAGTCATCCATCATTTCCCATGTGTCAACAACAGATTCATCTATATAACTAGTTACTGCTATCTGGTCTATATAAGCTAGTGCATCAAGCATATCGTCATGTGTTAGTGGGTTAGGAAAATCTAATGCTTGCTCTGCTAGTTGCTTTAGATAAGTTCCTGCGGTAAACGATACTCTCCCATGCTCTAACCGTCCTTGTAACGCCCATGTAACTCTATCTATTTTTCGTTGACCACCGTGTGTTAATTCTACTGGTGTAAAATAGATGTTAAGTCTTCTCATTTGGTCAGAGAGGTATGGCATAATGGCGTTCTTTAAACTACCACCCTCAATTCCTAACTTCATTGGTCTGTATTTCTGATAAGCCTTTATAATTTTAATACTAGTTTCTCTTACATCCCACCGTCCTACTTGTATATCCTCAACATGCCAACCATATTCACCTACTTTAACTATTGCTATAGCGTGTTGATCTAACCTTGCTAACCTACTCTTACTCTTTTTAGCAGTGTCTCCAAATCCCGCAGGGTCAACTGCTATATAATAGTTACCGCCTTCTGGTGTTTCTTTTATAGTTGTAAACATGTCAGGTTGGAATACTGCACCTCCACCTACATTAAAACTAGCTTCAAACTCCTGTCTAAATACATCAGCACTTAACCTTCCTTTCTGGTTTTCTATTTCTTTCTTTGGAATAAAGGGGTTGTCCATTGATTTAAACTCAAAACATGTCCAATCTTCATCACGCTCACCTTGTTTTAATAACTCATAAAAGTGATTCTTACCTTTAGGTGTACCTATAAACAAAGCACCACCCTCTACATCTGCTAGTGTGGGTGATAATATTTCTTCCCACACTTGTGGTTTCATGTCTGCATATTCATCAAGAACCACATAAGATAAGCCTACACCTCGTAGAGTATCAGGTCTATCAGACCCTTTTATATGTATTTCTCTACCATTTATTAACTTTACTACACCTGTATTTTCTAAAGTTTGGTTAATTACGTCTTTACCTAGACCTTTGATTAGCTTCCACATAATATCCTTTCCTTGTTGGAAAGTAGGAGCTACATAATATACTACTATGTCTTCGCCTAAGTTGTATCCTTTTTCATTCTTGTTTTTTAATCCCTCTATTAGTAAGGTTACTGCTGATAGGTATGATTTTCCAAACCGTCTACCAGCAGCACATACCTTAAACCTAGAGTTAGTTTCAAATATCTCTAACTGGGGTGGGTGCAATTCAAACTTTAACTGCATTATTTTGTTTCTAAAGGAGTACCTTGTTTGTATCCACCTTCTGCATATTTTAAAGCCCTCTCTTTGTTTGGCATTGGTATATAATTGTTATTCCTTAGATTGTATTGCATTGCTAGTCTATTATCTTTAAATTGATACAGATCGCCACTAGGCATCTGCACTATTGTTGGAAAAACGTACCAATTTCCATTATCATCTACTTCAGCAGCCATTTTATGCGTAGAAACACTTCCATCCTTATTCTTTATGTTTGGGTATTTGTCAGGGTTTTTAATCCTGTCTACAAACTCTGGTACAGGCATATTAAATCCTATTATTTCTTAAACACTTGAGCAATCTTCTCGCCACTTCTACCTACTACATAACCACCTAACCCTATCTTTAGTAATTGCCACAGGTCAGGAGGTAACTCTAATAGTGGTGCTTCTATCCAAAACAAACTAAGATATGGATATACTAAGTAGTTATTTGCTATAATAATAACAAAAACTAGCATGGTAATAGGTCTCCACTGCGCTGTTAGTTTGTGTTCTGACTGAGCTTCTGCTATTATAATATCAGCTTGTTTTTCAAACTCTTTGAATGAACCATCTAACATCATACTATTTAACTTAGACTGAGCTTCTACTTGCTTGTCTTTGTTAGGTAGTACTCTTTTTATTACTTCACCTATTATAGGAAACAATGCTGCAATCATTTATTTAATCCTAGCCTTTTTTGAACTGCTTTAGATAGTTCGTTTATATGGTAAAGAGGTACACTAGTAGAACTATGTTTTTTGTTAGTGTGTAGTGTTCCATCTTTCATTTTGTGAGAGTTACCAGTAAATAAAGTTCCATCTTTTTTATAGTGTTTCATGTTTTTCATATACTATGCCCTTCTTTTAGCAGTCTTTTTAACAGTTTTTTTAGCAGTCTTTTTAGATTTTAAAAAATCTGCTTTTGTAGGCGCACCCTTATCGCCTTTCTTTTTCATCTTTTCTTTACTACCTTCCTTAATGCGTTTTCTTTTTGCATGTATATTTGCATATAGTCCTTTCTTTTTCATTTAATACTTCTTTTTCTTTGATTTAGTTTTCATTGGTTTTTTACCATATTTCTTATTCATTATAATATATCTCCTGTTTATGCAGTTACCACTTTACTTTATTTGCCCAGTATGCTGCACTAGTTTTACCTTTAGCTATATTCTTAGCGTGTCTAGCTTTAAACGCTTTGTTTCTAGCTGACCCATCAGGACTACCTTTTACTCCGGCTTGTCCAAACCTAATCATACGATCTTTACCATTATCTTTTATAAGAACTACGTGTGACTTACCACCTTTGTTAGATGCTTTTGGTTGATTATATCCTGAAAAAGTTTCTCCCCTGTACTCTATACTCATACTTTAATTCCTTGTATTATTTTAGTTCTTTCAATGTTGCTTAAATTAATCCAATTTGATATTTCATCTTTTGTTCTGTTACACCCTGTACATATATTGTGTTCATTTAATAAACACACATTAATACATGGAGTTTCTATATCATATGTGTAAATGTTAATACGTCCAACAGTTAGGTCTAGGAGATTCTAACTTATCATCTATATGTATAAATCTATTTTTTCCTTTTTGTGAAATACCTACTCCATTAAACCTCATTAAGAATATAACTCTAAGTAATCTATGTGCTTCTTTACCATTACATTTTATATCTACTGCATTTCCTTTGGTATGGGGTGAGTCTGCAACTCCCCCCACTCTATCATTATGTTCCATACATCTATAGGCAGAGTTGAGTACGATAGGTTTATTGTATCTGTTTCGTAACATATCGAGTTTTTCCATGAACACACTGTCCATGTCGGCTGTATTACATCCACATTTGCATTTAAGTTCTTCGTGTGTAAAATAAGTACTCTCCATTTTATATATCATCCTTGTTCTTTAGAGATTCTGGTTTTATCCATACTGTTGTGTCAGTATCGTCATCATCCTTGTCATCAGACTGTGTTGTTACGTCTATTACTTCTTTTTTCTTAACGTGATGCACCGTCATAAAACTATATATCCCCGTCCAACCTTTTCTTTGTGCGTGTCCTCGTAGTATGTCGTACACCATTTGGTTAAGTAAAGCACAAAATATTCCAGTCACAATAGTAGCTTTTAATGTTAGTGGTGGTATTGACAACAAATGTTCACCAACTTCTTGCAAACTGTACTGACAAAAACACCCAGATAAAAACCCTGATAAAAAACTAAATCTATATTGCAGTTTTACACTATAAGGTTCACATCCACTTTTATAATTAATACGTTTCCAGTATATAGTCGTAGCTATAGCTAGTACGCACCCAACAAAGAATGGAGATATTGCTAATATAGTATAAGCATACCACGGCATTTGAGACACATTTGAACCAACTGTCGCAGCATAGGCTAACGCTTCTTCTATCATTACTATTTAGGATATTTGTCTTTAACAGCTTTACACGCAGCGACATATGCAGCTACTTGGTCAGTATCTTCTTTAACAATACCATCAAGATAATCAGCCATAGGCGGGTATTCTTTTCGTCTATTTTCAAGAACTTGTGCTGCTGCTTCTGTTGCTAGTGCAGTTGTAGTGTATGAGCTTAGATTATCGTCAGTAGGCTGTGCTACACCCTCGACATACCATGCTTTGAAAGTAGATTCTCCATTTAATCTATAATAAGAATCTGTACTACCTGACACTGTCACACCATTAGCTTCGAGGTATAGGTTTATTGCGTTAATGTTCATATGTATATTTCGCTTATCAAAAAGAATAATGAATGTTTATCTTACCTGCATCAAAAGTATTAGGACTAACAGAGGTAAGTCTTATTTGAGTTAGTTCTGCTGACAATGATTTAGACCCTGCTACACTAGTTAACGCTTGTCCAGTTTGATGTATATTTCCTGCTGCAACCCAAGTAAATGTGCTTGCATCTAAAAGTTTTATAGTAACAAACCCATGACTTAGTGTAGCTGCTGCAACATCAACAGATAAAGTAAAACCTGCTGTGCCTGATGGAGTTGTACCATC